TGTCTTTCGTCCACTCATGGAAGGGATTGCTCGCCGTGCCCGAACCAATCCGATCCGTCAGCGGGAGCGGGATGCTCGAAATATCCCAGATTCGGGACATCACGTCCTCCGCGATCAGTCCACCACGTTCCACCGCCGCAAGGTCGGCGGCATCGAGATTTGCAGTAGCCATTGTTTGTCATTCCTTCGTTAACAGGTTTGCGATTGCTGACACCTGCGCGGCGCGGCCCTTCGACTCGGCCCCTCGGCCAGGCACGCCCCCCGCATTCGGCCGTGCCGCTTCACGCGCCGGCCGTTCACTCCCCTGTCGCCTCTCGCGACTTTTCAACGCATCGAGCACCGCAGCAGATGCCGCACGCGTGCGCGCAAAACTGGCCAACATGCGCAGCAACCGGTGATCGACAATCGACGCCAGCTCGGCATCGGAAAACCCGAACGCCGCCACGGTCTCCCGGATCGCAGCGTAATCCCGCTGATACACGCGCTCATCGCGCCAGCTCGGCTCCGCCTTGAGCAACAGCGCCATCTGCTCTGAGCGTGCCCGTTCCTGACGCTCGCGCAACGCACCCAGCGTCCGCGCGTCCAACGCACTCGGCGGCAACAGCGCCAGCAAATCGTGCAGCTCTGCACGCGCCTGCGCTATCTCCGACCGCCCCGCATCTCGTTCCCGCTCGAATGCCAGGCGCTCGACCTCGAGCCCGTGCGCTTTCGTCGCCCGGTCCTTCAACGCGCCGAGCGTAACAGCCTCACCCTCTCCGCCCATCGGGACAGCAAGCTCGTACAACGCCGCCACGTCGACGCCCAGCCGCTCGGCCGCTTCGGCGAGGGTTGCGGGTTTACCGGCAACGCCCGCCCCGGCACCACCTGCACCGGCATCCGCTGGTGACCCTGCCACCGCCGCAGCTCCCTTCGCACCTGCGCCGACATCCTCTTTCGCTTGCCCATCTGCACCACCGTCGACATTCTGCACTCCCAGCGCCGCGCGCAGCCCGGCCACCAGCTCATCTGACAACGTCCCCGGCCCGCCGCGCAGGTTCGGCTCACTCGTCGGCGCCACAGGCGCACGCGCCACCGGCTCAGGCTTCGCCGGCGCCACCACAGGCACAGCGCCCTTCGGCCTCCTCGGCTCGCTCATGGCAGCGCCACACTGAGCCGCGGCGCGCGATAGTACGCGTCCGCCGCCGCCAACAGCTCACGCACCGCATACAGCCGATAACTCGCAACCCGCATCGCTCGCGACTCGCCTGCACAGGCAGAATCCACCAGCTCCGCCGTCACGACACGCTCGATCCCCGCCGCAAGCGCCGCCATCGCGCCCGTCTCCAGGAATTTCACGAGCGCCGCTTCTTGCGCACTCGTCATACCCCCCGCCGCTTCCCTTATCGCATTTTCCATCACGCCGCCATCCCCTCGTGTCCCGTTTGCGCCTCGGACGTCGCAGCAGCCGCCGCTTGTTCGCCCGCAATCTGCAACCGCTCCACCTCGAGCGTCGCACCACCAATTAGCTTCGCCATCTCCACCTCAGACTCCAGCACCGTTTTGAAATAGTCGAACCCAATTTCGGCCTGCTTCGCGCGTGCATCCGCCGCCACCTTGATCGCCTCAATCTTCAGCGCCTGCGCCACACCGGCGTTCTGCTCTGCCTGCGCTTGCTCCGCCGCCGCCGTGTTCGCCTGCGCTGCCCGCCGCGCCGCCTGCGACGTCGGATCGATCCAGTACCGCTCAGGATGGTCGATCCCGGCCGCGTAACACCAGTCCGTCACCGCCGAGTAGTACCGCCGCGCGTCCGTGAGAACGCCACCGTGCCCCGCCGCGATCAACTGTTCCTGTTTCGCGATCACCGCCTCCAGCGCCTGCCGCTTGCGCGTTCGATCCGCCAGGCTCAATCCCTTTTTCGTTCGGAACTGCCGCGGACCCCATTCGCTCGGCCGAACGTCCTGCCACTCATCGCCCACCTGCAACGTCATCGGCGCGCGCTGCCATTCGCGCAGCGCTTTGTGCACCAGCTCGTACAGCGACCGCCACAGCGATTGCGCCAACGTCGAACAAAACAGCGCCGCCATCTGCTCCCGCACGCTGTACTGCCGCTCGATCCCGCTCGCCGTCTCCCCCGCTATCTGCGCCTCGGCCGCCTGCAGATCCAACGAAGCGCCGCCCCGCTCGCTGCGCGCACGGTCCATGTACGCCACCAGGCCCGCCATACTCGGGCCGACGTCGACGACCGCCATCTCCCGGATGTTTCCCTCCACCGGCCCATTCACCAGCACGGGCGCCCATGGCCGCCCCTCAAGCAAATCGTCTGCGTTCACCACGCGCGCGTTCGCCGCCACCCGCGCGTTGTTCGCCTTCTCCGCATTGTCGAGCCACTGCCGCACCGCCTTCGTCTTGGCATCCTGCACAGGCGCCAGCCGATCGAACAACGACACACCCTCCAGGCTGTGAGGCCGCAAAATCGCACACCCGCCGGCGAACGGAATGAACCCGACGATTTCATCCTCGAGCACGACGGAACGGCCCCCGAGCACGATTCGATGCAGCTCGGCTACCCCGTCCCCGTCCGAATCGTATCGGTAGTAACACCGATGCACCTCGACACGACGCGCCGCCCTGTTCGACGCGGGCGCCGACTGCACAACACCCGACCGTAACTGCTCAGGTACCGTTTGCTGCTCATCGGGCAAACCCTCCACAATCTGCCGCGAATACCCCGCTTCGATCAGGTCCGACACCGTCTCGACCGCATGCTCCGCAAAAAACGGGATGCCATCCAACGTCGGCCGATCCCACCCCGCCGACCACAGGATCCGCGCCGGATCGGCCGCCGCAATCCGCAAGCGCGTCACTTCCTCACGCTCGACCACCGTCGCCGTGTCGCCCTCGAGCTCGATCTCCGCATCGTCTGCGAACATCCCAGCGCTTTTTGCCTGCGCCACCTGTTCCGCAGTCACGCCCTCGAATACCCGCTCCCGAACTTCCTCCCGCGTCTCGTGCCACACCTTCACCCAACCGTTTCGCATGAGCAGCGCGTCCCTCATCACCGCCTGCAATTCCAACCCGCCGGCATTCTGGTCCACGATCACCGCGTGAACCGCGTACGTCTCAAACCGTGCTTGCTCTACGTCGTCGCCCGATCGCGGCCGCGCCTCGACGATGCACTCCGACAATAGCGCCGGGACACTCGCCGCCACCGTCGCCTCCACCATGTCCGCGACGTCGGTCGAAATGTACTGCGACCTGCCAGGCGACTTCTGCGACGGCGACAGCCCATCGTAATACGCCTGCGCCGCCGCCCTCACCGACTCCGACGTACTCGCGCCCACAGCATTGGTCAACTCCGATGCCACCATCGAAGCCACTTCCGCCTTCGTGAGTTTCTTTCGCCTCGGCATTCCACCCTCTCCCGTACCGTGCCGCCGAAGTTAAGGCCGCTCCACGCACCCGGTCAAGCGGTCGTCGCGTCCCGAGCCCGCCAATCCAACGCCCTCGGCCTGTTATCAGGCGTCCGCCGGCCCGCATCCGTCGCGACCGCGAACATCCGCAACGCGTCCGCCGCGTGCGACGTCCAGTCGTGCACAGGCTCCCTCCCGACAATGCGCCGATCCTCATCATACTCAGCACGATACTGGATAAGCGCCTCGATCCCGTCCCGACATGCCCGCTCATCAAACGCCGTCCGCGGCAGCATCGTCCGCACCGCCTCGATCCCGTCCGCTCGGCTCACGTCCGGCGCAAGCTCGAAGTCCACCCCGTTCCGCGCCGCCGTCTCGATCCTCTGCAACCCGTTCCCGTAGTCCCTCACGCGCAGGTCGTGCGGACCAATGTGCCCACGATACCGGTAACCGTGCTCGCGCCCACGTCGCACCACGTCCCCGCAGATATCCTGCAGCGCCGTATTCGTGTACTGCGCGAACGCGATCGCCCTCACCGACCCGCCGTACGCCTGCAAAAACCAAATCGCCGTCGCATCGCGCATGCCCAGGTCCCACGAGGTGAACACCGGCAAATCCCGATCGAACGGCACCACGCCGATCCGCCCCTCAGTGCGCGCGTCAGCAAGCTCACGCGCCCAATACGCACCGCGAATCGCCGCATCGAATGAACATTCCAGTTCCTGCATGTACGCCGCCTCACTCAGTTCCGACCTCAGATCAGCCAGCTCCTCCGCCGGCAGGTAACCCGTCTCGCTCGCTCGAAACATCGCGCGACCCCATACGTGCGCACGCGCCGCATCGCCCGCCGCCTCGAACTTCTCCCAAAACTCGTTCCTACCCTGCGGCGTCCCCATCAACACCGCCGATCCCTCCCGATCTGCCAGCGCCGGCCGCAAAACCTCCGTCCACGCCGATCGCGGGAACTGCGCAAATTCGTCGCACACCACCGCATCGAGGTACATCCCGCGCAAACTGTCGGCATTCTCCACACCGAGCAGCATGAGCTTGCCACCGTTCACGCACGGGATTTCGAGCGACTGCGACACCGGCCGGCCGAATGCAGGCCCGTACTCCGCGGCGTACTGGCACGCGTAACCCCACGCGACACGTCGCGCCTGCACTTGCTGCGGGCACAAATACGCCACGCGCGGCGCGCGCATCCGGCACGCCATCAGCCGCCAAAGCAGATGATTCACGGCCGCAACGGTTTTGCCCATCCGTCGATGACAGACAATCACCGAGAACCGCCTCTGCCACATCAGGCGATGCAGGTATGTCTGTGCACCAGGCCGAGGCCTGTAACTGCCACGAACGTCGACCGCCGTCATAGCGGCTCGGTCACGTCCACAGGGAAACCGATGTTCAACTGCACGCCCGCCGTCGCATTCGCGCCACGCTCCGCACTCTGCTCACCCACACGCACCAGGCCCGCACGCTCGCGCTCGCTCACATCGACCCAGCGCCGCGCTTCCGCGTCATGTCGCCGGATGCTCCGCTCAAGCCTCGAGCGCCGTTTCAGCGAGTCAGAATCGAACCCGACTACCAGCTCCCACTGCCGGCGCAATTGCGCCGCCGCGTTCAAATGCCACGCCACCAGCTCGTCCGCAGTCATCGCAGACCGAAAACCACCTTCGAGCGGATCGTATCCAGTCCGACGCACCAGCCGATCGTAGTTGGCATTGCCACCCTCAGGCCGGCCACGAACCGCATGACCATGCCAACGCCGCACGCTCTTCGCCATTTTTTACCCCCCCCAGGAAGGTTATCGCCAACCCCATGGGAACACGCCACGAAACAGAGCGCAAACTCACGCAGAACCCGTCTACGCACAGCTTGACCACCGTGCCACGCGGAACCTCACCAGCAGGATTTTCTCTAAACTCGTTTTTTGGAAGACAGGCAATCGCGCTTGAGCGCGATTCATACGTGCCACAAGGCGAAGTATTAGCACAACTTCTAGCGACCGTGAACGGCCCCCCTAACCCCCACGACCAGCGCGAGAGTTAGCGGGACCGTCCCACGATCGCCATGAACCGCGACCATTTGAGAAGCGCGCCAGCGACGGATTCCTACCGTCAACCCCAGGCCGCGCGCACTACCGGCCAGCCCCCGACAGCGTTGCGGAATGAACCGCTCGGAATTGCACCGACGCGCCAGTAGCGTCTTTACGTCCGCTCGACGGGCCGGGTTTCCTGCGGTACCGCCCCCGGCCATGGCGTGTCAACTACGCGCCGCGGGCGTCAGCCTCCACAATCGCACGGCCAATTAGCTCGGCAACCTGCGGCACCACAGCATTGCCAGCCGCTACACATCCGTCCATCCCTCGGGAAACCCCATTTGCGCCTCTACCAGCCGCGACCACGGCCGCCACCCGTTCGCGCCAACGAACGCGCGCACCCGTTGCACCACCGCCAGGCTGTACCGCGTCCCGCCCAAATCGTTCAATGCAACCCCGAAACCGCGCGCCCCACTGCTCGCCGTTGGTGTGGGCCACCACGAACACTCGGGCTCGCATGTGTGTCGCACCCACGGAACACGCTGATACGCTCGACCATTCACAATCGAGCCCGCACTCGGCCAGCTCCCCG